GAGTTCACCGACGCTGAGCGCAAGGACATGGCCGAGGCTGGACAAGCCCTGCCTGACGGCTCATACCCAATCAAGACTGTTGGAGATCTAAAGAACGCCATCCAGTCATTTGGACGCGCCAAGGACCCAGCCAAGGTTAAGGCTCACATCATTGCCCGCGCTAAGGCACTCGGCAAAGAGGCTCTCATCCCCGAAGCTTGGACCAAGGCTGTAGAAGCCGACACCGCCAAGGCTGACGAGATGATGCACGACCCAGCCGACTTGGCTGCAGTCCGCGCTGGACTTATCGCTTTGATTAAGGCTGAGCTCGACGAGATGCTCGCTGGAAGCGAAGACGAGATTTGCGACGTGAGCGAACTACTCTGCTCACTACAGATTTTCCTCGACTGGTGGACCTCAGAAGCCAGCGAGAATGAAACCGATGCCCCATTCACCGGATGGGACCAAGACGACAAGGAAGACGACACTATGGCTTACTTAGGACTCGGCGTTTCAGCCGACCTCATCAAGTCTGCAACATCAGCCGACGCAACCGAAGAGGTTCGCGCTGAGTTGCGTTCAGAAATCGTAAAGGCACTCGGCCTTGACGACACCACCACCAAGACCGCGCTGGCGGAGGCAAAAGAGGAGCTCGAACTCCTAAAGGCCGACCTCGCTGCAGTCAAGGAGATGGCAGTACCAGGTGGCCCAAGCCTGCGCATGTCGCAGAACCAAGCCGCCAAATCAGCACAGGTTGACCAACTGCGCGCAGAGGCGGATCGCTACCGTCGCACCGCATCGCAGGTAATCGATACTGGACTTCGCAACGCCTACGTCGAAAAGGCTCTCAAGTTAGAGCAAGACGCAGACGCAATCGCGAAGAACTAGCAGTACCCCTAACCCACTAACCATCTCATAGGAGAGAAAAATCATGGCAATTACTGCCCCCTCCATTGACGAACTCTTTGGCGGACTGCCAAAGGAACAGCGCCTAGACCGCTTCGAGGCTTACAAGTCGGCTTTGTCCGCTTGCCAGACTCGTGGCCGTGTAGAAGCAGCTCGAGGCGAAGCCTCATTTGAGCGCGGCGTTGGAATCGTCAAGTCTGCTGGCGCACGTCTTCGTGACGACCTCAGCAAGTCCGTATCCGCCGACCAGTTGGCCGCCGTTGAGTCTGCACTCGCCGGAACCGACATCGTCAAGGAATGGACCCTTACAAACCCACTTTCGGGTGCTCCATACACCAACATCGGTTTGGTTCCCTACGACCTCCAGCCAGCATTGGAAATGCTTGTGCCCCGCACTTTTGTCCTACGGAACTCAATCGCAAGAGTAGGAGCCGTTGGTCAGGCTTTGGAATTCCGTCGAATCCTCGGTGTTTCTAACTCCCGCACCGGCGGCGTTGGCAACCTGAACACATTCTTCAACTCCAACACCAACACCCAGTCATTCAACGGTGTCACTCTTAACCGTCCTAACCTCATCTCATACTCGGCTGACCGTATCGTCAAGCCTTTCGTTGAGCAAGGTATCTCGGACTCCGTGAGCCTCCAGGCTGAGTTCGCTGGTAAGGGCTACGCTGACCTCCGTCAGTTGAGCCACACCGCCGCGATCTGGTCACACATGCTCGGTGAAGAGAACAACATGCTGAACGCAGTTTCGACTGCTCTGCCTGTTAGCACCTCAACTGCCACCATCGCGCTTGACGCAACCGTTTCTGGTTCAGGCTTGCCCGCTGGTTCAGTTTCGGCTCAGTACATCACATTCCAGAGCGCCGCTGGCGAATCACAGGCCATCGTGCCTAGCGGTTCAGTCACCGCAGTTGCCGGTCAGGGAATCAAGGTTTCGGCCTTGGCAAACGTTCCTGCTGGTTGCATCGGAATCAACGTGTACGTCACCATCAGCTCAGTTTCATACAAGGGCTTCACTCCTGTTAACGCTGTAGGCGCAAGCCCAGCCATCTTCTCAGTAGTGACCGCTTTGCCATCGACCTCAGCCGACAACGGCTCTGCCAACGGAAACGTTTTCGGCGGAACCACCCTCGGAACCTCAGGCTACGACGGCTTTGTTTCAGAGTTGACCAACCCTACCTACTCGGGATACATCAACGCCCTCAACGGCACGTTGTCGACCTCCGAGCCTGGTGGAGACTTCCAGTCGGCTTTCGTCTCGCTGTTCAACAGCGTTCAGGCTGACCCCGACTGGATCTTGACCACGGCTGCAGTTCGCCGCGAGTTGAGCAAGACCATTCAGAGCAACGCTTCAACTCAGGGCTACCGCCTCACGTTGGAGAGCGGCGCTGACGGCGTAGGCATCGGTTCAGTAGTTGGCGCTATCGCTAACGAAGCCACCGGAAAGCTCGTGGACGTAATGGCCCACCGCTTCATGCCTGCTGGTGTTGCAGTCATCCACTCCACTCAGTTGCCTTTCCCTGACTCTGGTGTTTCCACCACCGTCACGGCAAACAACGTTGTTGACCAGATGGTCATCGAGTGGCCACAGATTGGCATGTCGTACGACCTGTCGACCTACACCTACGGTACGCTTGCGTTCCACGCTCCAGCGTGGTCCGGAATCATCACCGGAATCCTCTAAACAGAGGACTCACTCGCTAGTGAATAACTAGCCATCGCGGGTTGAGCCGGTCAGAGTTTCCCCTTTCTCCTGACCGGCTCCCCGCCACTTCGCAAAGGGAGCATTAAATGAAAATCCTCGGTTCAAACCCAGGTCTCCAAGAAATCCAACTCGGAGAAGACGGCCCAATCAAGAAGCGCGACAAGGACGGCACGTTCCACGTCGACGACGCATTGGGCAAGAAACTCGTCAAGACTGGCGACTACGCAGCCACCGGAACCACGTTCCGAGGCGCTAGAGGCTACGTCTGCAATTCGTGCTACTTCACATCGCTCTTCCGTGACAAATGCGGTAAGTGCGGTTCAACAGATCTAACGCCAGAGGAATAAGTCATGCCAGGAGTAGTCGCACCGTTTATTAAGACCGAGGGAATCATCTCCCCCTACGTCAGCGTGACTGAGGTTCTTAACTCGGCCACAGCCGCTTCGGTGGACTTCACCAACCTTGTTCCAAACGCCAGCCTCAACGCTCAGACCGCCGCTCTCCAAGACCTCATCGTCAAGGCGTCAGCCAAGGCTGACAACTACTGCCTCGGAGCACTCGGAACACTCTGCGCCACGGTCAACACCGAAAACGGACGCTATTCAGCCAACCGCCTCGGGCAGTTCGTTATCCAGCCCTACTTTTGGCCCATCCTCGAGCTCAAGTCTTTCGAGTTCGGCTATGCGCCAGGGTCGGGCATGAACAACGTTCCACTCAACGACTCGAACACCTCGATTGAGCGTTATCAGTTCATCATCACCAACCAGTACGGCCTGAGCCAAGCCACCTCTATTGGCGGACTCAACATGGTCGGAGGCGCGTGGGGTGCAGGTCAGATGCAGTTTTGCCAGTACACCTACGTCAACGGTTTTGCCAACACATTCACCTCAGCCGCGATTACCGCAGGGGACACCTCGCTGACTGTTGACTCAGCCGTTGGCCTCTACGCTGGCATGACCGTCACCATCTGGGACGGAGCCAAGGACGAGCAGTTCGTCATCTCAAGCTCATGGGACGGCACTAGCCTCACCATCCCCACGGTCAGCCCACTGATCTACAGCCACACCACGGACACCAACGTCTCGACCATGCCCTCTACCGTCAAGCAAGCGGTCATCCACTTCATCGTGGCTATGGCTAAAGAGCGCGGAGCCGGTGGACTGGTCATCAACGAGATGGGCGAGCCAGTCGGAACCAGCAGTCGCACCACCACCCAAGAGTACGACGAAGCAGCCGGTTATGACCTGCTCGATGACTTCATCCAAGTCTGGGGTCGTGCGTAATGTCTCGGGCCACAGTCCGTCAGGCGATTACCTCTTACCTAGAGAACGCCAACATCGAGTACCTAACCAGCGTGAAGCCGTTCCCACCCAAACTGACTTTGGAGGGCGAGTTCTACAACGGTGCTGACCCTAACCACACCTCGGGTTGCATCATCTTTTTATGGATTGAAACCGAGCGCGAAAACCGCATCGCTCTAGGTGG